CGAAATCAGCATCAGGCACTTCAAGATCGTCATCGTCCTCGACCGATAACGCACCTTCCCTTATGGCCTCGTTCTCGGAGTATCTGAACGCGTCAGGTGAATGGTCGCCCTTCTTCCCCGGCTCGTCCATAGGGGTTCCGTCCGGAAGCGTTCGTGCCTCAAAAAGAATGAACTCGTTCTTTATCTCTTCGGGAAGGTCTTCGTCCAAGACTATCTTTCGGAGCTTCTGCATGTAGCCATATCCTGCAAGACGACCGTTGTCTCCCTGTTTCGGAGAGAACTGGATGTTCAAGTTGTACGGCTTACCAGACAGTATTCCGGCTTCCGCCTTTCCTTGCGCGTCGCACCATATCACCTCGTCACGACAAGTAGACACGTGCGCAACAACCTGTTCGGCGAACTGCTGGAGCTTCGTCTTGCCGCACGACCTATCCCATTCCTTCTGATAGATTCCGTCAAAGACGTATGCTATCGCCTTGTCGGTGTCGATGTAGGTCTTCAGAAACACGTTCGGGTCTATCTCGCCCCAGTCCACGCCCATGTTGAAGTAGTCGAAGGAATCTATCTCTTCCTTTGTTATCTTCCTGACCTCGATGTTGGTGAAGTATTCAAGACCAGTTCCCGTGACCTCTCCGAGATACATGTGCCTGTACTGCGTCGGGTTGCGTTCCTTCATCTGCTCGATTTCGGACAGAATCTTCTTTCCTATCCACTTCTTCGGCATCGTCAGATAGGTAGACTTGTGGACAAGACGAGACTTCTTTGGCGCACGAGCCTCTTGGTTTATCCAGTGGCGCGCGGACTTCGGAGGATTGTACGTGACGAGCGTCATGTATTCCTGTTCGCCCTCGTCGTCGTCTGACATGGAGTCCTCATCATCGCTTCCTCCGCGAAGAACGGACGCGACGGCTTGGTCAATCTCTTCCATGTTCTTGAACTGCTTGGCTTCCTCGAACCAGATGATAGATATATAGCCGTTCTCGACGGCTATGGAACGAACCTTCTCCTCGTCGTCGAGTCCGCACATGAATATCTGCTGTCCTGTGAACGAATTGGTGAAGGTCATGTCGGTCTTGTTAGGTTCCCAATGGAAGAAGCCGAGACGCTTGCGTATGCGCATCATCTGCTTCCAGCATGACTTGCGTATTGAAGAGCCTACCTTTCGAACGACAACGCCATTCTTCTTCTGATCGTTCTCTAGGACTAGCCACATGATTACTGCGGCGAAGTAAGACTTGCCGCTGGCTCGTCCACCCATCAGGAACACTTCGTCGTATTCGGAAGGAGGCGCATCGCCTCGCGCGTCCTTGCCTATGACGTACGGGGCTATCTTGTTCCAGACCTCGTTGAACGCGGGGTTCCACAGGTCTGCAAGGTTTATGTCACTCTGCGTTGACATCGATTATGACAGGCTTCTTGAAGTTCACTCCCTCTGGAATCTTCTGTCCTTCTATCGGCATACCGTCCACGTTGGTCTTTATGATTGGAAGGATAGGCATGACGTTTATCCTACGCGGCGCGCTCGAAGGATCGTTGACCTTGTGAAGGGCCTCGCTGTACACCTTCGACATTCGACCCTTCAATAGAGTTTCGAGAACCTTGGCGCGCGCCATATCGTTCTCGCTGTTCTCTGCCAAGTCCATCGCGACTTCCTCGATGTCCTCCATGCGGGCCATCCAAGCGGCCTCGTGCGCCTCTCGCAGTTCTGGGTCGTCGCGCAACGCCTTGTAGACGGTCGTGCGCGACACTCCACACATCTCCGCTATCTTGGAGATATTCCTTATGCCGTCCTCAAGAAGTCGGCGCATAGCATTGCGCTGGGCCTCCGGCATCGGATGTCCACCGCCAAGCTCACCTTTCCTAGCGAGGGCATTCGCCATGCTATTCCGCCTTGCTCTTTGACGCAGATGCGAAGAACGAACACAAGAGGGCGTGTGAGGAAATCTCGTCGAGGATCGCAGTCACTCCGTTCGGAAGGTCTTTCTCGGATGATGTCGACTTCACCATGCTAACCAAGTCAGTCGCGGCTTTCTTGGCCGCATCGAGATACCCAAGTCCCTCGTATCTCCCGTAAAGAGAAATGGCCTTCTGTGCAAAATACTTCCCAGAAGGAGGAGTAGTATCTAGGAATCCGAGCCAGTACCGTTCCTTCAACTCGTCGGCGGCATCCCCGAAGTCGCGAATCTTGTCCGCCATCAGGTGAAGACCGTAGAACGACGCGCCTCTTGAATTGTAGTGGATGTCGTCGGCTATCCAGTCTATTACGGTGAGCATTGCAACAATGTCTTCCATCTTGGCTTCTCCTTGTTCTTTAGCAGTTAAAGTCGTTGACGGCCTTTTCGCGCCGTCATGTGGCTATTTCTAGACCGCTGGAAGGGTAGAACCACTCGGCGCGATAGGCCCTTCCCGGCCACGTAGCCAACGGATTGCGGATGTACAATCTCTGCGCTATCATGTCCCACGCGCCGTTAAATATTGTCCTTGCGTTTGGCGTATTCCGCCATCAGCAACGCCTCTGCCATGCCATCGTGCGGCTTCTTGCACCTAGGAGTGGCAAGCAACGATACTGAAGGGAACAGCCTTCGCGCTACGGCCACGGAAGTATTCTTGTCGGAAGTGCAAGAAAACTCTCTCTTCCACTTCTGCGGACGCACAAGCTCGTATGGGATTCCAAAAGCAAATAGGATTCCTTGAATCCATCCGAAGTTCGTTCCGAATTTGAACGTCGATGCGACGCCCTGCTTGGGCATCGCTCCTACATGCTCCACGACTGCGCGGATTGCGTACTTCTCGTCGATGCATGAGTTGAGAGTAGTGACATACTCCTCCTCGTCGAAAGGAATTGCGTATGCTCCGTTCGGAGAAATTACTCCCATCGCGCCAGACAGTCCGGGGTCTATGCCTATATATACCCTATCCATAGCATATCTCCTAGAATGGGAGTTCTTCACCGCCGTCATCGTCTGCCGAAGATTCCGCATTGTTAGGGACGGACTTCTTCTCGATCATCCGTATTCCGTTGTTGCGGGCTACTGCAAGCTCGTTGAAGCAGAAATACTTTCCGCTCTTCTTCGACATTCCGCTCTTGCCGACAAGATAGTACGCGACGGTTATCTTATCTCCGATTCCGATGTTCTCCACGAGTGCCGACGTTCCCGTCTTCTTCGACGTGGTGAACTTCAACGTCGAGGGCCACTTGACATCGCCCGGATTCTCTGGGTCGCAGTCCGTGACCGAAAACTCCCATCGGTAATCATCTGGATCGAAAATGTGCTCGACCCATCCCGTGAACGTCATCATGTTCATTGGTTGTTCTCCTTTTCAAAACCTTCTGAAGGGTTCTCCTGCACCTTCTTTAGTTCGGCATCAACCTCTCCACGATAGAACGCGGCCTTCTTCTCGTTGGCGAGCTTGGCCGCCGCGTTGCTCTTCGCGTTCCTGATGAGGGATATGTCACGGATGTGCTCCTTCATGATGACATACTTGCCGACGGACGAGATGAACTTGCAGGTAAGGAGCTTCTGCGCCCATTCTGGAACCTGCTCGTCATGCTCGGGATCGAGATGAAGGAGCGATTCTGCGACCTGATGGCACTTCTCCGCCATCTCCTGACCGTGATGCGATATCACGCCGGGGCGTGAAAACCATCTGTCTAACGGCGATACGTACGCGCATGTGCTAGCGTTGAACATTTACGTGTCCTTTCTTGTTCTTGCGTTTCATGGAAAGAAGTTCTCTCTTGTGTTTCACGATAACGGAGGTGGCCTCGTCAGACATCGACTCGTTGGTCCCCGACGATATCGCATGGCGTATTGCGTCCGACATCGATATTCCCGCGTTCCTGCTGATGTACACGAGACGGCCCCACATCTCTAAATCCAGCCTCGCCGCGACAATCACGGTGAGCGGACTTTCCTGCGCAGATTCTCCTATAAAGACCTTCACTGATAAGCCTCCTGACAACGTGAGACACGGACGGCTCGCTGGCGCATACGCACCCTAGGATGCGATTGCGCGTCTCCTTTGGGACGACGACGTGCAATATCTGCGAGTCGTCCGCGAGCCGTCCGTGCCTGTTCACCTTGCGATTCTCCTGATTCGCTCGGCCATCTTCGTCTGGATGTGATCGTGCCGAAGCACGTTCCTCATCGACTTCGCGATGTCCGATATCGAGCAGTCGAACGGTATGACCGTCACGTACTTTTGCCCTGAACCCGAGAGCCACGTGGCGAACTTCCTCACGACATCTCTGTCCTTATCTATGTCTTCGAAGCCAAGCATCTTGTCACAACCTCATCATGGTCTGTTTTCGTTTGTTTGTTTAAATTCACGCCATCTCTGGCGACGGGTGTATCATACCATAACAGGTTGCGTATGTAAACACGACAATGATATTTTTACTCGTCCTTCAGGAGGAGCCAGATGAAAAGCGCAACTACGAATCCCATGAACGCGCTCATTGTTCATACTCCTTCAATATCCCGTCCTTGTAGAGACGGTACTTGTATCGCCGCGTATGGCGAACCTGCGCGGCATGGTATTCCTTTCCTCTTCTTTCGGCGTACTTTCTCCAGTTCGACTTGAAGCGTTCGCTTACGGTCTTCGCCCTTTCGGGATTGACTATCATTCCGATCAGAGCCTTCGAACAGCCATACATCTTTGCAAGATTGGAATGGCTTATGTTTCCGCCCGAATACAGTTTTCTTATCTCTTCCTTCTGTTTTTTCGTGACGCGAATCCTTCTATCGAGTGATTCGTCTAGGAGTATCGTCTGCGCCTTCTCGTATGGTTTCATTCCTTTTCTCCTTCGTTATAGTTATCGTCCGATTCGTTCCACATCCACCACGCGGCTACGAAGGGCCACGCTACGAGAATGATTGGAAGTGTGAAGATTCCGAGGCCGAGGCCGAGTGCGGCGTCTAGTAATCTGCGTGTCATTTCGTTTTCTCCTTCTTGTTCGCAATCTGCTCCTTCACCCACGCATGGAACGCGAGCCAGAGTTGGCGGTCGCATTCCTGTCCGTAGTTGCTGGTAGGCTCTCTTTTGTAAAGCCGATCGTACCTATTCGCCTCATCCGTGAGGTCGCGGTCGAGCAGTTCGAGGGTGGACATCGTGAGCGTGTCAGCGTTGGCCTTGATAATGCCGATGACCGTGGACGGCATGTAGGTCATTCGACCGAATGCGTAGCGGAACATTGCCATGTACGTGAGCTTCGCGTCATCGGGATTGCCGCAACGGATTACTGATTTCGGGTCTTGTTTTGTAGTTCGTGGCTTTCTCATTTCTCGTTCTCCTCCTTGCCTACGCATTTGACAGTCTCAATGCCCATCGCTTCCTTGAACTCCTCGAACGCGCCAGCGAGCAACGCGGGGCAGTCCTTGTCGTTCGGAGGATAGACAAGAGTGAAGGCGTTGCAGAAATCCAATACTGCTTCTCCAATCTCCATGTACTGCCGTGCAAGGCAGTTCGCCCAATCTGCGATCATGTCCTTGCAGAACTTCTCAACTGCGCGTTCGTCGGCTGACATTTCGTGTTCTGCCGACATCTTGTTCTTGACGGCCTCGCGCATCTCGTTCACGATATACGCGAAGTTTAACATCGGGCTTGTACCGCTTTCGCGAATACTACTCATTTCTCGTTCTCCTTATTTTTCGCCGCGTTTGGCCTAAGTTCATCCATCCATTCGGACGCCAAGTCATATATCTTGTTTCCAACCGTCTGCACCTTCTCGCTATTAGCAATTCGCGGCACGATTAGGATTGCCGCCATCTGTTTCGTTGACGGCACGAATGTCGCAACCAGAATAAAAAAGACAGATATGGACGCTATTACTATCGGCACACCAAAAGGGACTTCGTTGTCACAAGCCGCAGACATTGAGAATAGAGTAAGGAAAATGCCGCCTATTGTTAACACAATAGACATCATGACTATGCTGTCTAACGTCACAATCCAGTACATCTGTGTAGTAGTTATCATTGGTTGTTCTCCTGTTTCTGTTTTTGTTTCCTTTCAGACTCCAGCTCCTTGCGGGAGTTCTTCAAGATTTTGCGGATGGCCGCGTGTATGTCCATCATGTAGCCGATTGCGGCGAGAGGACAACCGTCGTACTTGTGGTAGCCAGTTCGGTAGCGCGTGATTTTCTGGCGCGTACCAAGCACGGAGATTTGCACGATCCACATTGGGTCGTAGCCGTTGGCGCGCGGTGGTTCGGCGTCCACGAACACGGATTCGGGTATGCAAAGTCGTCTCACGATCTCCCGCGCGTGGTTGGCGTCGCGCACTTCGGACGGAGTTTCGCGCTCGTCCGTAGAGGTGTAGACGTATGGCACTATTTCGCGGATGCCGTTCGCGTCTGCTGGCTTGGCGACGCCCTCGATGTTCACGAGCATTTGGTTTCTCCTTCCTTTTGTGCGAACAAGTCCTGCTGTTGCGGTCTGCCTCCGAGCGGCTTGCCGTGTTCCATGCTGGCGGCGTTGAGGCGCAGGCGGGTGGCGAGTTGGTTTAATGACGTCATTTCATGCTCCTTTCATGATACGCGCAAAAACGCGCCTATAAGCCCCGCGTTGCGCAGACGGGCAAAGTCCTGTTCGGAGTACGCGACGAGTGCAGAGGGCGCGGAAGCCGTGTTTGCTGGCGTTCCGTCTGGGCGGCAGAACTTGATGCGTCCGCGAAGAAACAGAGCGGCGTACATGTTCGGGAATATGAGGTCGTGCCACATCGAGGAATCCGTGCGGGCAAAGTACAACAAAATGCCACCCCCCGTATTGTTTTCCGCCATCTTGCGGAGAAACGGCACGGCCTCGCGCCCGTATGGCGGATTGAGCCATACGCGCTTGCCAGTCCAATCTACCTTCAAGCCGTCGTTTGGCCAATGTACCATGCGCGTCGCAGTGCGCCACGGCATAGTAGGCGGACAGCACGGGTCAAGGTCGAACGGGCCGAGCGCGTCGATGATTTCTGGCGGCGTAAGCCACGTCTTTTCTCCCGTATCGATGTTCATGTTGTAGGATTTATTCATTGTCCGTCCTCCCCGTCGTCGTCCCATGCTGGCGCGTCCGGCGTGATAGGCTCGTAGCCGCATCCCTCGCAACGCTTGCAGGACGGTTCGCAGAACACCTGCGTATCGTCGTCCAGATGCATCACGTTCGGGTGCGCTTCTGGTTTCGGCAGACCGTGCCGAAGTAGCGATCAAGCCAGCGACAGTCGTTAGTTTTCATATCACATTCCCTCCACATACAGGACTTTTTCGTCCACGTTCAGCGACGGTTGCTGGTCGATGATGCCACGGAAAATCACATGGACGAGAGTGTCGTCCGGGATTTCCTCGATGAACTCTTTCAGTTCTTTTACTGTCATTTTCTTTTTCCTTTCTTGTCCCACCTCATTACAGGAACCATCCTGCACAATTTCAGATACTTCTTTGGAGCCCTGTTCGCGTATTCCATGCACTCCTTCTTCGTTCCTACGCACTCGATGAATGTCGCTCCTGGCAATGTTCGTATGACGATATGGTATCTGTGCGCTCGTTCGGCAGTCATTTGGATTTCCCTTTCTTCTCTCTCTTCTCTCTGATAGCATCTTCAATAGCCTTGCGTGATACATCATCGTGCGGCTTGTAACCGAGGCACCTCTTCCCGTAGCCATTGCAGGTGCTACAGAAGAGTCCGCATACGGTTCCGATGCCCGACAGTTCGTGTGGTATAGCGTACATGCAGTCGTTGCTGTCTATCATTTCTTTTCTCCCTTCATTGCATCGACCGCATCGATGCGGTTCATGATTTCGTTAAAGCAACCGTCGCACATGTCGATGCACCGTTGCGATTGCGCGTTCTTGCCGTCCTTCACGGTGCGGAAGCGAACGTCGATGACGCAACCGTCCGTCAGCTTCTGTCCGCAGATGTCGCAGACTCTGTATGATATTCTCATTGCTATTCTTCTTTCTTTGCTTTACCGAAATACTCCGTACGGTATTCCTCTATCCACTCTTTGACAGGCTGATGGCAATAGAACATCTCCACTCCATTGAAGTCAGTCTCTACGGATATTCCGCCGAGCGCAATAGAAACCTTCTCGCAATCGTAGTAGGCTTCTTCAATGTCTGTTCCTCCTGTAATCTTGATTCTGATTGCCGCGCTCACTTCGCGCCTCCTTCCTGCGCCTCGTAGGGCATCTGCGCCCATGCAAGCCAGCACATCTTGACCGTCAAAAGCGGACACTTAGCGCAACGGAAACATCCGCTTTCGTCCACGCCATGAGAATTGCAATATAAACGCATTCGCTCCGCCTGCTCCTCCGCCGTGCCAACGTCGCAGTTGCGCGGCGGCTCGAATAGGGCTTCTTTGAGCTTGAATTTTTTTATAAGATACAGAGCATTGTCGCTTGCCTCGTCGTCATTTTGGTCAATACCGCAGTTCACGTGCCAGTAGCAAGGCTCTCCGCGAAAGCTCTTGCCGTTGAACTTGCACATCTTGCATTTGGCGGTTCTTTTGAATTCCTTGTCAAGATAAGCAACAAGTTTAGTCAGCGTCTCGCGCATCGCCGCCGAGTTGCCAACTGCCGACGATTTTTCAGTAGTTCGCGCCGCCTCGACGATTCCGCCGACGGCGAGCGCGTCGGCCTCGGTCTCGGCCTTCTCTCGATTCGCCGCCGCCTTGATGCGGTCAAGGTAGCATACGATTGTCTCGGCAACTTCAAACGGAATCTTGGTGTTCGATACATATTGTCGGAAATCAACCAAGACATCCGCGACAGTCTCTTGCTTTTCGTCAATCATTCCTCACCCTCCTCTGCCTTTACGACCTCGCCATTGCGAATCGTATACCATGTGTCTGGCTTGAACTTATCTCCGTCAATTACAAAAGACTTCCACGCCACAATGTCGTAGCCGTCTTCGTTCTCATTCGCAATCGTCAGCATTGCGCCCATTCCGCCCTTTATCTTCGGGAAAGTCGCGCGTACCGTGCCAACTCCGTTCTCGCCAACGGCTACAGAACCGCGTGAAGTGGCCGCGCCGCCGTCGCCCGCCGTGGCCGCGCCGCTTTCGCCCGCTGTGGCCGCGCCGCCGTCGCCCGCCGTGGCCGCGCCGTAATTGCCCGCCGTGGCCGCGCCGCTTTCGCCCGCCGTGGCCGCGCCGTAAATGCCCGCCGTGGCCGCGCCGTATTTGCCCGCCGTGGCCGCGCCGTAGTCGCCCGCCGTGGCCGCGCCGCCGTCGCCCGCCGTGGCCGCGCCGTAAATGCCCGCCGTGGCCGCTTTTCCGGCTTCCGCGTTGTGTTCGTTCGTGCATTTTGATCGCACGTACTCAAACGTGGCCTTGCACAGCGCGGGTATTGACAACGCCGCGCCTATCTTGATTTTGGTCGCGGCAACCTTCGTATCGCCGCCACTCTGCCTGTCAATCTCGCCGCCAAGTTCGACCTCGTGATAAACGGACTTGCTCGGTTCGTAGTACACCAGACAGTCAATCGGGCTTTCGCAAGCGTGAAAGCCGCAGTCGCAGACTTTCGCCATGTCGGTCGTGTAGGTTGCACCTTCCTTGTACTGGAAGCCGCGACACGTCATGTCATTGTTGAATCCCTTATATGCCTTCATTTTTGTCACTCCTGTTCTTCACGTTCATCCTGTTCAATCTCACGCCTGTGCCGCTCGGCGCAGTCGTCGCAACGCCCGTCCTCGTCGTAGTCGTCGCTCACGGGGCAGTACCAGCAACCGCAGTCGGGGCATTGTTCGCCGCCCATCGTGCATGCGTTTGCGTCAGCGCAGTCGCGGTCGCAAACTGTCAGCGGGCTGTATCGCTTGCTCATTTTTTTTCACTTCCTTTCAACTGGTGGTATGCAGAGAAGTGACGCCAGCGTAGTGAATATCGCAACGCCACCTTCTCCGTAAATGGCGAGAACGCAAGTCGCCGCCATGCAGACGGCGACACCCGTGTACGATAGCATCGTCTTCACGATACAACCTCCCTCGACCTGTGAGAACGTCCGCCGAACTTCAGGACTACGCACATGTCGAGCATTCTGTCAACGACTCGCTCGTCGTACAGTTCCACAAGCTCCTTCGACGACAGGTTAGTTGTTATGAATATCCTCTTGCCTCTCTTCATGAATCCCTCCTTGTGAAACACACGAATGAACTCCGCAACAGTATCGACCCTTCGTCCGTACTCAACCAGTATCTCCGTACCGAGGTCATCGATAAACGGAGTCTCTTCCCAATCTGTTGATTTGTCTTTCGGATTCAGTAGATGAGCTGCGTTCGATGGACAGTCGTACCAGTATTTCTTTCCTGACGTAAGTCCATAGAGTATACGCATGAGATGCGTCTTGCCGCATCCGCAAGCACCTGTCATTAGGATGCCCATTCCTTTCGACATGGAATCGGACACAGCCCTGACAGCAAGCGGAAAGTCGTCCCCGGCTATCTTCTTTGAGAATCCATTCCTCTCCAGTATTCGCGCAAGCTCGTCAAAAGGCGGAGGAGATTTCACCGCCGGACGAGTATGCGTTGTCTGCTCTTCTGACAATGCACTTCGTATTGTTTCCATTGTTCGCTCCCGCGTTGTCAGGCTCGACTTCCCAGAGCCTGTTGTTCAAGAACTTGGACATCGAATCGACGTACGCATGGTCATCCTTCGTCCACTTCCTGCACGACTTCCAGCCGCGCAGACCTGCCATTATCCTTTCGTGTTCCTCATTCGGGTTTTTTGAGTCCAGCAATATCCTTCTGTACTTTGCCATGTTCTTCGGCTTGCCGTCGCGTCTAGCAGGATATTCGCTCCAGAACTCGGCGAACATTGCATCGACTATGAGTGTAGGTTCTTCTTGAGATGCAACATTTTCCATAGGAAGTTCATCTTGAACTGCCGTCTGGGCGACTGACATACTTGGCGAAGATGACGCAAGCTCCTCGACCTTCTGTATCGTCAGTCCGTACCTTGAAAGCTCGGACACGATTCCCTTCACCACCCTGTTCTTCTCGGGGTCAAGCTCCTTTCCTCGCTTCCAACAGAACGAGATGAACGATGGGAATATTCCCTTACTCTCATGGCCGGGGACTCGAACGATCCTGTTCCCGTAGGTGCAGAATATGTCGTGCTCCGTAACCTTCCTGCCCATGTCGAACGACATCCTCCGGCAGTTCACGTCGAACATGCCGGAGTTTGTCGTCCGCGTGAGAAGGTAGACGTACAGGAGCCTGTGGAACAGGTCGAGGTCCATGAACCACTCCTGCTCGAACAGCACCGAGTCTACCATCTTCACCATGTCAGTCTGCCTCCTCTCCGACAACCTCCGCCTCTACGGCATCGTCTTCGCCCTCTTCGAATACGCGGTTCGACACGACGCGCTTCTTCAGTGACGAAGGCTTCGACAAATCGTAAAATTCGTTGTCCGCCTTGATTGCCTCGGCGAGCTGGGGCGTGTTGCGCATGGTCTTGAACAGCCTCTTCAGGCAAGCCTTCTTGGCCATCTCTTCCCACCATTCGCTCCACACGTTGTCGCTCTGAGCCTTGCTACGCACCTTCTCGATGTCTTTCTTGGACATGCGCATGTCCTGCGTTTGACCATCTGGAAGGAACGCCCTGCACCATACGCCGACGACCTCTCCGCGCTCCTCGTCGTCCCATCCTTCGACTGTATGCTCGACTAGGCATCCGTTGCGCCACACGAACACGTCGTTGCGGCGGACGATATCGCTTGCGAAGTGCGTGGCGATGCCGTTCCTTATCGCCATGTCGCACAGACCACGGTACGAGAACTGCAAGGTGCATGTAGTCCCGTAAGGAATGAGATAGCCGTTAGTTCCGTCAGGAAGGATTCCGCTCCTAGCGGAAGACATGATTGAGTTGTAGAACGACTCCTTCGTGCATCTCGCCAGCTTGCCACCGACCTTCGGGTCTGACAACTGGAGAAGTGCGACGGCCATGAACCGCGCCACCTCCGTTTCGTTTGGCAGGACCTTGGCAAGCTCACGCTTCCACGGCGAGCCTTCGCGGCTCAACATCCCGGCGATGCTCTGGCTCTTCCAGTTCACAACGGCTCCCGCAGGAGCACTCTTCTGCTCCTGCGCATCTTGCTTGACTTCCTTGTTCTCTTCGCTCATCTTCTTTTTCCTTTCTTGTTACGCCTTGCGCACAGTCACGACCGGCAGATACTTCTCGACATACTTGAATACCTTCATGACCTCGGAAGGAAGGACGTTCCCAAGTACGACACCGTACTCGGCCATCCTTTCCTCCTTCGGCTTGTCGGCATCCTCGATGGCCTTGACGCTCTCCCAGTACGGGTCGCGAATCTCGTCGCATAGGGACTCGATAGACTTCATCGAAGAAATGACGTTCTCGACGGTCGGGCACGACATGATGCGCTTCGTGAACGCAATCCTCTGGTCTGAAGCGAACTTCTTTAGCCTGTTTATGTCGGCGCATACCCTCTTATCGTCACGAAGAGTCTCCTTCGTGGCAACGCATCCACGATACTTATCCAGCATCGACTTGCAATACTGGACCACTTCCGACACGTTCGTTTCGACGGTCGCGTCTGTCGAAGTTCTCAATACAAGTTCCATTCTCTTATCCTCTCTTGGTTGGTTTATCATACCACAATATAGTCGCTCGCGCAACTCTATACTTCGGGTACGCGGACGGCTGGGCGAATCCCTCCGACCACGCACTCGTTCCAGAACTTCTCCTCGACCTTCTCGAGTGAGGAGATTTCCTTCTCAAGATCAGCCCTGTCGAAGTGGTAGCACCTCTCGTATGCGGAGTCTCCTCCCCATTCAGTCCGGCAGAATCTAGCAAGAAGGACGGCCTTCTTCCATCCGGTCACGGACAACTGGTGTAGAACTTGGAGATAGTAGTGGACTGGAACCGAATCTTCCGTCCAATCGTCCCCCTTACGAGATATGCTCTTCACCTCAATAATGTACGGCTCTCCCGTGGACGGGTCTACTCCGATTCCGTCGAGCGTGGCTGACATGAACGGCATCCTCTTCGACCTAAGAACTATCCCGTCGCCCCACAGGACTCCATGCCCAGTTTCGACGGAATACAAGGACAGCAAGAGAGGTTCGCTGTCATGCCCTCTCCGCATATCTTCGTTCTCTTCGGACTCGGATATCGCGGAAGACCTTTTCTTCTCCCACAGGTCAGTCTCGCTCATGTACGGAGACATCCCCATGACAGAGGCGGCGTCGGAAGAGCCTATAGACTTCAGCCTCTGGGACAGCCATCCGCTCCTGCTGTCGCAACGGACGGCGTGAAACGCTCCGTCTGACATTGCCGACAGAAGTGCATCGTCCGGTCTTTGAATCATAATCTCTTTAGCCATGAGTTCAGTTCCTTTCCTATTCTCGTGTTGTCGTAAAGCCCTGCCTCCATCCTCTTGTGGAAGCATTGGTTGCAGAACTTCTTACTCGGGTTCACCGTCTCGAACGGATTGCCGCAAGCAGAGCACCATTTTCTCATCGATATCCCATCGATGTTTTCTTTTGCGTCTTCTCTTGAGTTCACCTTCCTTTCTTCTTTCGTTGGTTCTATCCATCCATTG